ACGGGTGGTTCTCAAACTATTCCAATCACAGTAACTTACGTTCAATAATAAAAAACTATGGCATTAATTAGAGACAATAGAGGAAGCCTTTTAGCAAGTAATTTATCACAATACTTAGCAGGTGCAGCAAACACCGCAGGCACTCCAGTAGATACTAACGAATTAGTTAGAATCGTAAACCAATTTTTAGGAACAGGTGAACAAATTAGTTCCGATATTAATACTATTTCAAATGGTATTTATAAAAAATTTGGAACAATTGATAAAGTAACTAATAGAACACAAATCGTGACTTCTGGAATATGGAGTGGTGATACCGGTTCATTGGATGTGAAAGCAAACTATACTTCATCTGCACAAGTTGCATCTACAAGTGGTAAATACTATTTAGATGTTTATAACACAACCGCAACGGGTTCTGGAGAAGTTCAGTTCTCAATTGCATATGGTGATGCATTGGGATTTGGTGCACCGACTTTAACTCAAAACGATGATTCAACTTCTCCAACAAAAGCAACTTATAATCAATATAAGAATGTATTATTGGATAGTTCGGATAATTATTTTAGTGTATATACAGGTTCAACTGCCGGCGGACATGATATGACATCTTTCTACGCAATTAATGTAAATAGAGCAAGATACAAAGAAAGATTAGACCCAGGAAATATCTCAATAGATTTATCAGGTTCAATTAGAAGTATTACTTTAATAGATGATAGTGGTGGAACAGATGAAAATGTAACAACTGCAGGAAGAGTTTATAACTTAGTAAGTGGTTCGTTAAATATTGGTTCGGCATTAAGTGCATCAATCGCTACAACCGGTGGATATAGTGCAGCACAAAATGGACAAGGATATGGTTTATTTTATCCAGATATGGGTATTATATTATTAAATCCAAAAGCATTGGCTGCAGCATGTGACCCCCTTTTAGCAGAAGCTAAAAATTCAATTACATCAATATATCACCAAAATAATGGTAACACCTCAGGTTCGGTTGCATTATTGATGGCAATTAGTGGTGGTGCAGACTTCCAAGTAAGAAGAACTGAAAATGTTTCTACTTCTCATTACTTTGTAAGAGCAAACAATAGAGAATTCAATTTTTCAAACAATCCAACATTTGTAACAGGTTCAGTTGGACAATTTGTTCAATCATTATTTGAAAAAGACCCTCATGTTTATATTACAACGGTAGGTTTATACGATGATGCAAATGAATTATTAGCAGTAGCAAAAACTTCTAAACCAGTTGAAAAATCTTTTGATAAAGAAATAGCAATTAAAGTTAAATTAGACTTCTAATCGGAGAATAAAATAAAAACTATAACCCACCTTAATTTGGTGGGTTTTTAGTTTTGAGATATTTATAAGTGATATGTTAAAAAGAATACCAAAGTCAGATATTAGTATTAGGCCATTTAAAGCCTATAAAGATTGGGATAGATTATCAGCAAGTGCATCTGTGTTATTAGCCGAAAATGGTGATTATACCAAAACAGAAATGGTTGATATAATGGTTGGTCATTTAAGTGGTTCATCGTATAATAAACATTCGGTATATGGACAATTAAGAGCCCAATTCTATAATGATTTAGGTGATAATCCATTTACTAGAACAGGACATAAAACAAAATCATACATATCCGCAACTTTAGTTAAAGAAAGATTTTTAAGTGGTAGTGCAAAAGTAATATCAATTCCAAATGTATATGTTGGTGAGGGAATAAAAAAAGGGTCTGTTATTTTAAAGGATAATATTAATGAATTAGATGAAGTTTCATATTTTGATGATTCATTTGGAAACCTACAAGATGACAGAGACCAAATTAATATTTCTAGAATTGATATGGGTGATGGGCCCGGTAGTCAACTAATAAATTTTACAGATTTATCAGAATACGTTTATAGTGCGTCATTTGAAGAAATACCGGGTGATGCGGTTGATATACAATTAGGAACATTGGATATTATCTATAATGGGATACAACAACCAACAATACAATTGGTTAGTTTAGATATCGAATCAGGTATAGCGATTGCCGAAGACATACCATTTTTACCAGAAGAGTCACAGGGTATAAAAATTGGCAATGTATTTTATAATCAAGGACTAATTGTATTAACTAAAGATTCAGCATTAAAATTACAAAATCAATGGACGTTGGATTATAAATCTACACAAACCATATATGAACATGAGTATTTATTGATTGCCAATGAAGATGAATTTAATGTATCACAAAATCCATCAGCAATAGTGGAGATTGGTAAAATTACAGAATTTATAACAGGTTCGGATAATAAAATTTATAAAACAACTACTAATCCAGGTGTAAAATATATTAAAAAGAAATCCATATTAGAAACGGGTGAAATATTAGATTATAGATTTGCATCAAATTATACATCATCGGTTAGTGGTGGATTTGAACATTATGATTTAAGTGGTTCGGTAGATAGTACCGGCTCGTTCTTAACACCATTCATTACAACTATTGGATTATACGATGATAATTGTGATTTAGTAGCGGTGGCAAAATTACCACAACCAATCAAATCGGAACCAGATTTACCGGTAAACTTTATTGTACGATTTGATACATAATCTTATATTTATATACAAAAACAAATAATATGGCTAAAACTATTTTAGAATTATACGCAGAACAAAAAGCAGGTGGATGGGAAGAAGGTAAACCTGCAGCAGCATTAGTAGATGCAAACAAAGCTAATGACAAAACAAAATATTCAGTAGGTATTGATTTCTCAGGAACAAAATCTGCAGATGATAAAGCAATTGCAGCATTTGAAGCAATTTCACCGGCTAAAAGTAGATATGGTATAGCGGGCGGCCAAATTGGTGGTGGTAGTTCATATTTAAAAAATGGATATACCGATGCTAAACCATATGGCAAATTGGATAGAACAAAATAAATTTAATGGCAAAAAAAGTTACAAAAAAGAACAATCCAAAATGGGTTGCACAAAAATATGGATTTAAGTCTGGTTTAGAAGAAACCATCTCTCAACAAATAGAATCTCAAGGAATTAAAGTAGAGTATGAAACTGAAAAAGTTCCATATATAATTCCTGCATCCACTCACCACTATCACCCCGATTTCAAACTACCGAATGGTATTAGAATAGAGACAAAAGGTAGGTTTGTGGCAGCTGACCGTAAGAAACACTTATTGGTTAAAGAACAAAACCCAAATATGGACATTAGGTTCGTATTTTCCAATTCAAAGAACAAAATCACTAAAAAGTCCAAAACGACTTATGGGGATTGGTGTGATAAGAACGGATATAAATATTCGGACAAAATCATCCCAAATGAGTGGTTTTTAGAGGAAAATAGACCGTAAAATATTTGGTAATATCAAATATTTGTCGTATCTTTATTATATAAAATAAAGGTATGTTAGATAAATTAGTACAAGTATTAGAAAGATTTGGTTATCAATTAATGCCATTCGTTATTATTGAAGAATGGAATGCCGGAGTACATTTAAGAAATGGGAAATGGATTAATACATTATATAGTGGTTTACATTTTAAGATACCATTTTTTGATAATGTAATTGAAACACCTGTTATTACTCAATCAGTTAATTTACCCTCACAAACCCTAACAACATTAGACGAACAAAGTATTGTATTGAAATCAATTATTAGATACAGAGTTAGTAATGTAAGAACCTATTTATTGGGTGTGATGCATGCAAACGATGTCTTAATTGATACGACACAAGGAATGATTAGAGATGTAGTGGAGTTAACAACGTGGGATGACTTAGTGGATGTAAACGAAACAATAACTGACAAGGTGAAAGAATATGTAGTAAAGTGGGGAATTGAAGTCGAAGCAGTAACAATAACAGATTTGGGAATTGTTAAAAGTTTCCGTATTTTTGGAGACGAAACACATAAAACAACAATATTACCAAGTGATATGTAAAATATTTGGTAATATCAAATATTTGTCGTATATTTAAAGGGTGTTGAAGCAAAATGATAAGAATATAGTCGTATCTACTCTAACCGGCGTGTTAGGTAGTCATCTTACCCTAAAAGGGAATGAGTTGGCATTTTACTGTCCTTTTTGTAATCACCATAAACAAAAACTACAAGTTAATACGGAAACCCAAAAGTGGCATTGTTGGACTTGCAATAGTGGTGGTAAGAAATTGACCTCATTATTAAAAAAGTTAGATGTAGATAGAAAGGTTATTTCGGTTATTAGAGAGATATACGGAGATAGCAATTATAACCCACTTTTAGAGGATGCCGATACAAAGGTGTTCATTTCCCTACCAAAAGAATTTATTAGTCTTAGTGAGGTTCCTAAAGGGTTTAATCCAGAATATAAACACGCAATACATTATCTCAATCAAAGAGGTATTACTGAAAAGGATATAATCAAATATAATATAGGATATTGTAAAGAAGGACTATATGGACAAAGAGTAATTATACCATCATATAATTCCGATGGGTCATTAAATTACTTTGTTTCTCGTTCGTATTATCCGGACAACAAAATGAAATACAAAAATCCTCCAATCAGCAAAAATGTAATATGTTTTGACTCACAGGTAAATTGGAATGAACCGATTATACTTTGTGAAGGTGTATTTGATGCAATTACAATTAAAAGAAATGCAATTCCACTTTTAGGTAAGTTTCCATCCAGAATATTGGTTGAGAAAATCTTTATGAGTGGTATTACCGATATTATTATTTCATTGGATAACGATGCAATTAATGAGGCACTTAAAGCAGCCGAATATTTTAGAAAACAAGGTATTCATGTAAAAATGATGTACCTTAAAGATAAAGATGCCGCCGATATGGGGTATGAAAAATTCTACGAAGAACTAAAGAAAACTAAAGAGTTTTCATCCGAAGAATTATTGTTAAACAAAATAAACTCACTATGAGTAGTAAATTAAAAACAATTTACCACATTGCCGATGTACACATTCGTAATGTAAAAAGACACAAAGAGTATAGACAAGTATTTGAAAAAATGTTTGTAGAAATTCGTAAAAGAGGAACTGAAGATGCAATTATATATTTAGCAGGTGATATTGCCCACGCTAAATTAGAAATGTCACCAGAATTAGTCAACGAAATAAGTTGGTTATTCAAAGAGTGTGCTAAAACTTGTCCTACAATTCTTATTACCGGAAATCACGATTGTAATATGAACAATATGGATAGAATGGATGTTCTTACTCCATTGGTTGACGCATTAGAATTAGAAAACTTTTATTATTTAAGAGATACACAAGTATTTTCAATTGGTGGTATTGATTTTTCAGTATTTTCAATTTTAGATAACAAAGACAATTGGATTAGTGCTGACAAAATGTTTGGTAATAAAAAGATTGCATTATTTCACGGACCTGTTGATAATTCACAAACTGATATTGGATATGTGGTAAGTAGTAGACATTTTACAACGGATATATTTGATGGTTTTGATTTAGCCTTATTAGGCGATATTCATAAGCGTCAAGAAATGATTAGTCCGAAAGGTTGTAAGGTAGTTTACGCGGGTTCTTTATTACAACAAAACTTTGGTGAGACATTGGATAGACATGGATTTTTAGCATGGGATTTAGACACAATGACCTATGAGGAAATTGACATTCAAAATGATTATGGTTATTATACTATGGATATTGACAATGGTAAGGTTCCAGTTGTAAATGATATGCCAAAACATCCTCGTTTAAGAGTAAGATTGTCAAACACCGATACTGCGGACACTAAAAAAGTAATTGCGGAAATCAAAATGAAATATGGTGTTGATGACTTTACAATTATTAGAACAGACTCTCTATCAAAAAAGAAAACAGGAGATAGAGGTAATAAATTAGACTTTGAAAACATTGCAGATATAAACTACCAAAACTCTTTAATAAATGAGTATGTGGAA